AGAACACACATGACCAAGACCAAGACCTTCAATGCAGGCGACATCGTCAAAGTGGACGGCTTCCATGCCATCTACGCCGGCAAGCGCGGAGAACATGTCGTGATCCCGCTCAAGGGACAGGGTTGGCCTCTTAGCAAGTCCGAGATGACCATCGTCGACGGGCTCGATCTAGCGGCGCTGAACGGTCACCCGATCACCGGCTGGTACGTCGAGCTGCAGGATTGCACCCTCGTAACGGCCATCGTGAAGGAGCCCACCGCGCCCATGGCCAAGGCTGTCCTCGATCTGCTGCGCCGTAAGGGTGCCATCACGTCGCTCGAAGCCCAGGGCGTCCTGCGCTGTCGCCAGTTGCCGGCCCGCGTCCTCGATCTGAAGCGCCTCGGGCACAAGATCGTCACCGAACTGAAGGTCGACCCGACCGGCCAGAAGTACGCCCGCTACCATTTGCAGGCCGTGGCCTAAGGGCAAGGGAGCGTGAGGTTCTACTAATGTACAGTCACGCTCCCCACCTCATTTCCCCTAAGTGACCCATTTTGGAACAAGGGAATTTGAATGCCGAAGACACCACCGAAGGAGAGAGCCAAGAGAGTAATAGCCATTAAGTTGATCCTCGGGATCACGCGGAGGGTCATAGAGTTAGGCGACAACGCCTACCTGAACGTCGTCATGATGGCGATCAGAATGGGCATCTACGAGAGGAAGCCCTTGGACCTGACTGCCATCGCGAAGGCTACCGGCCTGCCCCGCTCCACTGTCATGCGCCACGTCCAAACTCTGGAGGAGTTGGGAAGGGTCAAGACGGTCACCATCGGGCGGCGCTCGATCCCGATCTTAAGCGATACCGAGCGGGCCATTGTTGGGCCGTTCTACGACGACATAAACCGGCTCATTCTATTAGCCGCTTCTAACCTGTCCAAATTGGACAGTTCAATTGTAGACACGAAACGTAACACCCGGTAACGGAACGCCCCATGGAGGGACGCTCCTTAATCTATAGTCTCAGGGAACTTAAGAAATGAATGACGCGCAGGCCGATGCAATCCTCGGTGTATTGACCCGTATTGCAGTTGCACTTGAAGGGAGAAATGGGATCGCGCCGGGGGTCAGCGCGAGTGTACCCATCAACCCCTACGAAAGCCCGGAAGTGCCGACAGGCTACGACACCGTGCTTGGATACTTCTCGAAGACTATGCCGGGGGCGTTCGAGATGATGGATGATCCCATCACCGGAACCCTACGGGACGGACATTGGCTAACGCATCAAGCCAATCGGCGGGGCATCAGCATCATCAAGGTGCCAGCGCCGGAACCCCTCATTGAGATCGGCATCAATGAGATCAACGCCTACCCTGTCGAACTCCTTAAGGAGCGCATTCAGTAGGACGACAGCCTGGGGAGGCTGAAACAGAGGGGCTGCGGCGGGGGTGTGAGAGGGCACCTCCGCTATTGCAGCAGATGCGGACTTGGAATAACAACTGCCTCGTACCTATCACTTGGAAGGAAGTTACCATGAACGCTGCTGTCTCGCGAGGGGTCGAGAACAAGACGGCCCGCAAATTCATCGCTTTCATCGACGAGTTCAGGAAGCTGAACACCGAGATGCAGGCCCAACAAATCAGCCTGTTCCTAAACATCGTTGCGCAACCCGACCTCACGTTCACTGAGTACGGGCAGCGCGCGGGATTGACCGCTGGCGGTCCACTCGCTCGCAACATGGAAGCCCTGACCGAGACGAAGAAAGTCAACAAGGGTGGCCAGATCACGTTCGAGCCGGGGCTCAACCTCATCAAGACCTATGAGGACCCCATGGATCGCCGCTTCAAGCGAGCCAAGCCTACAACTCGGGGCACCCAGGTCTACAACACACTCATCCAACTCTTAGGGAGCTAATCATGTCCGTCAGGAAACGCGGCGACACCTACATGGCCGACTTCATGGTGGCGGGCACCCGCTACCGTGAGACGTTCGACAGTGAGGCCGAGGCGGAAGCCTACGAGCTGGAGACGCGCGCTGCCATCGTGCGCGGCTCCCCTATCCCGACACCCAAGAACGGTCGCACCGAGGCGGGGGGTTCTCTGAACACGCTCGGGCCGCTGTTCGACCACGTCAAGGTCGAGCATTGGTCGAACAACCCGAAGATCAAGGCACCACAGACGGCCATCGCCAACGGTCGGGAGGTCGTCGAGTTCTTCGGGCGCAACATGCTGGTCAAGGACATCACCACGGACGAGATGAAGCGGATGGCCCGCCATGTCGTCGAGAGCGGACGCACCTACGCCACCGCCGACCGGAAGCTCGCGGCCCTGTCCAAGATGCTGCGTGAAGCCTGCGAGCGCGGCGTCATCAACCGGGTGCCGAAGATACCGATGTACAAGGTGGAGAACCAGCGGCTCCGCTTCCTGACCAAGGAAGAGGCGCAGAGCATCCTCCAACTGTGGCGCGACTGGCACCAGCCCGAGGCCCACGCATTCACGGTCTTCGCCCTGCACACCGGGGCGCGTGTCGGGGCCATCATGGACCTCCGCTGGAACTCATTCGGGCCGGGCTTCAACACGGTCCTGTTCCTCGGGGGCGACAAGAAGTCCAAGGCGCGGACGCTGCCCATGTCCAAGGCTGCCAAAGAGGCGGTCCTGACCATGAAGCGCCTACAGCCCGACGCCAAGGGGCCGTTCACCCACATGCGTGGGTCGGATGGCAAGGCGCGCAAGATGCGTGACCTGTGGGAGCGGATGCAGAAGCAGCTCGGCTTCGACGACGTGGTCATCCACACCCTGCGCCATACCTGTGCGAGCTGGCTGGTCCAGAACAAAGTCGACCTCAAGCGCGTCCAGACGTGGCTCGGTCATCTCCACATCGAGACGACCCTGATCTATGCCAAGCTGGCGACCGGCGATCTCGACGACGCAGGGGACATCCTCGGTGGCATCCTCGACGAGGCCAAGCCGACCCTGAAGGTCGTTAATTCCGACCCTCGTTGACTTGTGACAAACGCCGTGACAAACGGTGACAAAGTGACAATTTCAGCGGGTATGGTGGAATTGGTAGACACGCTTGGTTTAGGTCCAAGTGCTTGAAAAGCTTGGGGGTTCGAGTCCCTCTACCCGCACCAGCTACGCTAAGGGATTGGATTTAGGTTCCTTTCCGCCCAATCTCCCCTAGCGTAGCTGCTCCCCAAAAAATAGCTAAACCCCTGTGAAACATAAGGGTTTTGGCCTGCGACCGATAGATACGGTATCGCAACTAGATACGGTGACAAACTCGCCGTGTGACAAATTTTTGTGACAACGTGACAATAAGGAGAACAGGCCGTGAACAGCAGCTTCGGGGATATGACCCTCGAACAGCTCGGGGCGCAGGCCTACGGGCACTACAAGGCCGGCGAGAAGAACTATGCGAAGGCTATGGAACACGCCAAATCAGCCGGCCTCTATCTGATCGAGGCCAGGGACCGCGTTACCAAAAGCAAGGAAATGACGTTCGCGGGTTTCCTTAAGGCCCACTGCCCCGACATCAAGAAGACGCGCGCCTACGAGTTTATGTCCGTCGCCGGGGGCAAGACTACGGTGGCGGAAATCAACGACCGGAAGAACGCCAGTCGGTCCCCTGCGGCGGCTGTCCGCGTACGCGGAAGATCACTCCAGATTACCGAGCAGCGGCAGTCGAGCCGCCTCGTCTTCCAGGCCCCACCACAGGAACCCTCCGACGATCCCCGAGCGGCCCTGATCGAGCGCATCAACGCGAAGCTCGAACGTCTCTCAATCGACCAACTCCATGCCGTAGAAAGGCTGATCCCCAATGTACACTGAAACCAACGCCGGCTTCTCCTCGACCCGCCGCCGCACCCGCTATGATCGGTCGAAGGCCGTGACCATCAAGGGCATGGGCGTCTCGGCCTACCTGATCGTCCTCAACTCGCAGCTCAAGCGGAAGGTGCGCGCCACCGTGGTCGAGGGCTCCCTGCACTACGCCGTGGTCGACATCATCCCCGACGAACTGAAGAACGACGTCCCCGGTCGAGACAAGTCTAACAAGAAGCGGGTCGGCAGCTACATGCGCCGGTTCCTCCGCAAGAACCTCGGTGACGACCTCAGGACAGCCAAGATGCGATCCGAGGGTAAGGGCGTCAGGGACATGCTCGTCGTCTCTGAGGAAGGCCTCAGCGTGATCGCCACCTACGTCTACCACAAGGCCCAGGGGTTCGACTTCCGGTCCTGCTACAGCGCCCTGCCCGGTGAACTCGCGGTCAAAGCCCCAGTCAGGGATTGGGAAGCCGGGAACAGGGCATTCGCCTGATGGCCCAGAACCGAACAGGCGTCCACGTTCTGGCTGAAGCTGCCGGCTGGACCTACGCCGAAACCAAGCACGTCTTCTTCGAGATCATGTGCAACACGCCCAGAGCGGGGAACGCGGCGCGCGGCCTCGCACACGCCATAAGGAGAATGAATGACGCACCACGACCACCTACTCCAGCGGCAGATCGAGCTGGAGATCGAAATGTCCGGCCTCGGTCGGGATCGATACCTCTCTAGGGTTCGCAAGAACGTCGACAAGGAGCGCGGCTATGAGACGGATACGGGGCGCTCGATCCTTGAAAGCGCGGTCGGTCCCGTCGCGCAGGGGATCACCAAGTTTGTGGATGAGGTGTACTCGGGTCGTCCTGGGCCGCGCGCCCTCGCCGCCAAGCTGATCAAGGACATGGACCATGACGTGGTCTCATACCTCGCCTGCAGGGCCATCCTCGGGCGTATGATGAAGCCCCGCTCACCGGTTCTCATGACGCTGGCCGTCTCGGTTGCCCGTGCGGTCGAGCTGGAGGCCCGCTTCACCGAGTTCCGCAAGCAGGACAAGGACAAGTTCGACTATGAGCTGCGGAAGCTGTCCGATGATGGCGCGACGGAGCAGCACAAGGCCGCTGTTCTGACCTTCGCCATGGGCAAGCACAACATCGCGTGGGACCGGTGGGGCCGCACCGACATGATCCACCTCGGGATCAAGCTGGTCGACCTGTTCTGCGAGAACACCGGGCTGGCCGTGATCCAGCGGGCGTCAGAGGGTGGCGACAAGAACGCTCCGAAGGACCAGTATCTCGTCCACCTGACCGAGCGCGCCAATGCGTGGATCGAGCAGTCCATCCGTGGTGGCGAGCATCTGTTCCCTGACTACCTCCCGACCGTGATCCCTCCGAAGGATTGGACGGGGATGAGTGGTGGCGGCTACTACACGGACCTCGACCGGCCCCTTCAGCTCATCCGCAGGGGCACCAAGAAACAGGTCGAGCTGCTCAAGCGGAACCTCGCCAAGGCGCAGCACAAGTCGGCCCTGCTGCATGGTCTCAACGCCATCCAGCGGACGCCTTGGCAGATCAACGGTGCCGTCCTCGACGTCATGTCCATATTGGCCCAGTCGAACGAGGGTGTCGCCGGCCTCGTGCCGGGGGACAAGCCCATGCCGGTGAGGCCACACGACATCGACACAAACCCCGACGTGCTGCGGGAATGGAAGTGGGCAGCCCGAGACGTCTACTCCGAGAACCTCCAGCTCAGGCAGGATCGCCTCACACAAGAGACCCTCCTCGGGTTGGCCGAGCGGTTCCGCGACGAGCAGGCCATCTACTTCCCACACAACCTTGACTTCCGTGGTCGAGCCTATCCGGTCCCGCTAGTCCTGCACCCGCAGGGCAGTGATCCGGTCAAGGCCCTGCTGCAGTTCGCTGAGGGGAAGCCTCTCGGGGCAGATGGCGAGCGCTGGTTGTGCATCCATGGGGCCAACACGTTCGGCGTCGACAAGGTGTCGTTCGACGAGCGGGTGGCGTGGGTGGCTGACAACGCCCACAAGATCGTGACGTGCGCCATGGACCCTCTCGACAACCGGTGGTGGACCGAGGCTGACAAGCCGTGGTGCTTCCTCGCGTTCTGCTTCGAGTTCCACCGGGCGCAGTGTCAGGGTGATGCCTTCGTGTCTCACCTTCCCATCGCCCTCGACGGGTCCTGCAACGGGCTCCAGCACTTCTCGGCCATGCTCCTCGACAGCGTCGGCGGGCGGGCGGTGAACCTGATCCCGGCAGACAAGCCGCAGGACATCTATCAGGTGGTCGCTGATCGCGTGACGGCACAACTGCGTCTTATTGCCTACGGTAACGGAGCTGATCCCGAAAGGGAAAGATGGGCGCATGAATGGCTCACCATGGGGATCGACCGAAAGGTGACCAAGCGTCCCGTCATGGTGCTGCCCTACGGTGGAACGCCCAGGTCGTGCCTCAAGTACGTCGACGAGGCCGTGAAGGCCAAGATCGCTGCCGGCTACAAGCACAACCTCGGTGACGAACTGAAGAAGGCCATTGGCTTCCTCGCCAGCCTTGTTTGGGACAGCATCGGGGACGTGGTGATCGCCGCAAGGGACGCCATGGGGTGGCTCCAAAGGACGGCCCGAGTGGTCGGCAAGGAGAACCTCCCGCTGCACTGGACGACGCCGAGCGGGTTCGTGGCGTTCCAGTCCTACCTCGATATGAGGTCGAGGCTCCTGCGCACCAAGATCGCCGGCAAGATGGTGAAGCTGCGGGAGTTCACCGACACCGACGAGATCAACGCGGCGAAGCAGGCCACGTCGATCAGCCCCAACTATGTCCACTCCATGGACGCCTCGGCCATGATCCTCACGGTCTACGCACTAGCTGCCATAGGCATCACGCACTTCGCGATGATCCACGACAGCTACGGCACCCACGCCTGCAATACTACCCTGCTCGCCTCGACGCTCCGCAAGGTGTTCGTCGAGATGTACAAGGAAGACCCCCTCGCCCGTCTGCGGCGGGAGATCATCGACAACAATCCCTCGGTCGACGAGATCGAGCCACTTCCCCCGAAAGGAGACCTGAACCTAGACGCTGTCTTGGCGTCGGACTTCTTCTTTGCCTGAACTCTTCCGCAAAGGTAGCTAATCCCGCACGGTAGGTTAAGGCCACCACTAGCCCTACGAAACATCATCGAAGGATTTCACATGAAGCAGAACATAACGATCCGCATGGGTGCTGCCCATCAGGACATCACTGTCGGTTCGGTCAACATCGACCTTGCGGCTGCCTCCAAGACGGAGCGCTACGAGGTTCGCCGGTCCCTGATCGAGGGCCTGAAGGAGAACGGCTTCTTCGGCAAGAAAGAGCAGCGCAAGGCTCAGTTCCGCAACCGGAGGGCTGCTGCATGAGCGGCGAACAATTCGTGGCAACCGTGCTGCTCCAGGTCATCGCCATCCCCCTTGGCTTCTGGATCGGCTGGACCATCGGCGGACTGCTGTTCGACCGATGAGCATCGAATGGGCCACGGCGATCATCGCCATCGCAATCATCCTCACCTTCATCTCCGCAAACTGGAAAGACCCACATGCCCCGGCTTAACCGTGACGTGCTGAACATGGCTGGTCCTCGCGACGTAGCCATGGCGGCAATGACTGTCCTCGACCGACTGCAGGATCAACGCCCCGAAATACAGATCATGGGCGCAGCAGCGGTCTTCCTCACCCTCGCAGACCACCTCGGCATTCCTGCTCAGGAAGCCTTCACGGTCACCAAGAACCTCATCAACGGGGACGACGGCAAGCGCGCCGAGTTCCGTGGCATCGACGCATACATGAAAGGCGAACTGGCATGAGCAAGACCAAGATCACCAAGGGCGAAACCATTCGCTGCATCAACGCTCGCGGCAAGAACGGCCTCACCGAGGGCAACCTCTACCTCGCCAATGACGTCACCTCCAATGGCATCTACGTCAGGCTCGTGGACGACAGCGGGATGCTCCGCACGATCCTAGCCACCCGCTTTGAGCCGGCTCTGAAGGCCAAGACCAAGTCAACCCAGTTTGGTCAGGTCCGCGCCGTCACGGTCAACAAGTCGGACATCCATGATGTGCTGACCCAGTACGTCCGCTTCGGTCTGGGCATCAACGCCACGGTCGAGAAGATCGTCGACAAGTTCCCCGAGGCAATCGAGCTGGTCCTCACGAACGAGGCAGCCGCGTGAGCTACCTGACCCTCGCCAAATTTCACTGGAAGCGCGGTCAGCCGCTGCCGGTCGATCTCTTCATCAAGCTGACCGACCTGGGCTTCGACGTTGAAGCTCTTGAACGCCGATATTCCGTCTAAACACCTCCGCTAAAGGACTTAATACGCAATGGCAAACGATACCAAGAAGAAGCAGCTCCCCTCTTTCACCACCCCCCGCGTCGTCTTCGTCTACCCGAAGCTGACCGAGCCGGACTATGGCAACAAGGACTTCCCGAAGCCGGACGGCGAGTACTCGCTGAAGGGCAAGATGTCGGCCTCCGACCTCGACGCCTTCGTCAACCGCAAGAACAAGGACGGCGTCACCCTCAACGACCTCTACGAGGAAGCCCGGCGCGATGCCGAGAAGGCGTTCGCTGAGTTGAGCGTCAAGACCCGCAAGGAGTTCGAGAAGAAGAACATCACCGGCCCGGTCATGAACTCGCTGTTCGAGACCCTGTACGACAAGGAGACCGAGGAAGAGACCGGCGAGGTCTGCCTCAAGTTCACCAAGAAGGCCTCCGGTGTCGTGAAGAAAGGCCCGCGCGAGGGTAAGAAGTGGACGTCGGCTCCCGACATCTACGACGCTCGCGGCAAGAAGATGGCTGGCAAACTGCCGAACATCTGGGGCGGCTCCGAGGGCAAGGTGTCCTTCGCGGTCTCGTCCTACTTCATCCCAGGCACGGCGGCTGCCGGCCTCAAGCTGATGCTCAACGGCGTCCAGATCATCGACCTCGTGTCGAATGGCTCGCGCTCCGCTGACAGCCACGGCTTCGGTGAAGAGGAGGGCTACGGCTACGACCCGAGCGAGTTCTCGGAGGAAGAGGCCGGCGACGACAAGTCCGAGGCCGGTTCCGAGGGCGGCAAGTCGGCAGGCGAAGACGACTTCTAAGCCTTGGCACGACGCCCATTCCCTAAGCGGACCTCGACGCGGCAGATAGCTGTCGCCAAGGGGTTCCGCTCGGGGCTCGAAGATAAGGTGGCAGGGGAGCTGGACAATGCCGGCGTCCCCTACACCTACGAGACGTTCAAGATCACCTACGAGATACCGGCGCGGCTGGCGAAGTACACACCCGACTTCCGCCTGCTCAACAACGGCATCATCGTGGAGACCAAAGGACAGTTCGTCACTGCGGATCGCCAGAAGCACAAGCTGATCAAAGAGCAGAACCCTGATCTCGACATCAGGCTGGTCTTCAGCCGCTCAGGCACCCGCATCTCCAAGCAGTCCCAGACCACCTACGCCATGTGGTGCGAGACCCACGGCTTCCTCTACGCGGACAAGTCGATCCCTCAGGATTGGCTCGACGAAGCACCGACTGCCGGTCGCATGGAAGCCCTCAAAGCCATCCTCAACTCCCAAACGAAAGTGAAGAAATGAAGAACCTGATCGCCTCCATCGTCTCCGTCATCGTCGGCACCCCGTCCACAGAGAAGGCCATCGCCGGCTTCACCAAGGCGCTCGACGTCCTCGAAGCTGTCGTCGCCCACGAGACCAAGATCGTCGAGAAGCACGACGCCGAGATCGCCGCCAAGATCGACCAGCAGAACGCCGCCAAGGAACGCCTCGACCGCGCTGCCAAGATCAGCAAGCGCTTCAACAAGCTGGTGGCCTAATCATGAAGGCTGCCATCATCTTCCAGCTCACCCTGATCATCGCCGCGCTCGCCGGCTGGGTCATGAACCTGATCGCCGTCATTCACCTCGCCACGGCTGACGCCCCGCTGACCACCATGGGCATCATCCGCATCGTCGGCATCCCGGTCGGGATCATCGGCGCGGTCCTCGGCTGGTTCTGATTGGAACACGATAGCAAGGGTTGGACGGGCCGCGAGGCTCGTTCAACTCCCTATCCGTCGGTCACCGAGCTGATCGACAAGTACCTTCCGCGCAAGACCCAGAACGAGGTCTACGCGATGTCTCGGGTCTACGAGGCCCGGATCACCGACCTGATGCGGACCATCCACGACTATCACCTCCGCTGCGAGGCGATGGCCAAGCACATGGATGGGATGCAGAGCGAGTACTACGACAAGGTGGCCATCCCGGTCTCCTACGGGTTGCTCGACGGGTCCATGGAAATCAACCCCATGGAGATGACCCGCAGCATCGACGTCGTGTGGCGTCCTGATCCGCAGCGACTTCGGTACGTCATGCGCGACAGCTACCGGGTCAGCGAGCAGGAAACTCCACACCTGTTCGAGGCAATCTGCCGCGAGTTCGAGGAACGCATCAAGGCGCACCTCATCCCGAAGCTCCGGTACGAGTTCGGCAAGCTCTACTCCATGAGCCGCAGATGACCGACGCCGAGACCTACCGGCAGGAGGCAACCCGCGCCTTCCTCGAACGGTGGGAACGGATGAGCCCTCAAGAGCGGGCCGCATACATCCGTCTCACCTCCCAACTCCAGCAGTTCCAGAACAACCCGCCGCAAGGCTGAATGCACGAAACCGACAGTGAGTTCCTCCGCAAGGAGCCGTGCCCCTCGTGCGGTTCCCGCGACAATCTCGCCCGGTACACGGACGGCCACGCCTACTGCTTTGGCTGCCGCCACTACGAACCCGGAGACAACATGACAGAACAGACCGAGGCTTCAGAGCCCCGGAACGCAGACTTCGTTCCACTTGGTGAGCCCTCTGATTGGGCAAGCCGAGGCATCAACCTCGAAAGCGCGCAGAAGTGGGGCTTCACCCGTTCGAACCTGAACGGCCAGCCCGTCCGCTTATTCAACTACCGAAACAGCGCGCAACAACTCGTCTGGCAGAAGGTCCGGTTCCAAGGAAAGGACTTCCGGTCCAAGGGCAACAAGGAGGACATGTGCCTCTATGGCCAGTGGCTCTGGCGGGACGGCGGCAAGCGCGTCGTCATCGTCGAGGGCGAGCTGGATGCCATCTCCCTCAGCCAGATGCAGGGTCACAAGTGGCCTGTCGTCTCGATCCCCAATGGGGCTGACGGCGCGGCCAAGGCCCTGCGGAAGAACCTCCAGTGGCTCGAACAGTTCGAAGAGATCGTCCTCATGTTCGATCAGGACGAGCCCGGTCACAAGGCCACCGAGGAATGCAAGCTGATCCCGTTCACACCGGGCAAGCTGCGCATCGCCACGTTGCCCCTCAAGGACGCCAACGAGATGCTCATGGCGGGCCGCGTGAAGGAGACCATCGACTGCATTTGGGGTGCCAAGACGTATCGACCTGACGGCCTCGTCAGCATCGACGACATCATGGAGGAAGCCTTGGAGGACCCTGTCATGGGTCTGCCGTGGTGCTTCGAGGAGCTTACCGCCCTCACCTACGGTCGCCGCGCTGGAGAAATCTACGCGGTCGGTGCTGGTACAGGCATAGGCAAGACCGACTTCCTCATGCAGCAGATCGCCTTCGACGTGAACGAGCTGGGCGAGACGGTCGGCGCGATCTTCCTCGAACAGAAGCCGAAGGAGACCGCCAAGCGCGCCGCAGGCAAGTTCGCCGGCAAGCGCTTCCATGTGCCTGACGGCAGTTGGACGAAGGATGAACTGCGCCGCGCGCTCGAAGAGATGCGGGGCAAGGTCTACTTCTACGACAACTTCGGCCAGACCGATTGGGAACTGGTGAAGGGGCACATCCGCTACATGGCGGCGAGCCTCGGTGTCCGCGTCTTCTACCTCGACCACCTCACGGCCCTGTCGGAGGACAATGAGGAGCTGGGCACGATCATGAAGGAACTGGCGGGCATCGCCAACGAACTTCAGGTCATCATCACCTTCGTCAGCCACCTCGCGACCCCCGATGGGAAACCTCACGAGGAAGGCGGGCGTGTCATGATCCGGCACTTCCGGGGCTCCCGATCGATCGGCTTCTGGTCGTTCTTCATGTTCGGCCTGGAGCGCGATCAGCAGCACGAAGACCCACAGATCGCCTCGACCACCATCTTCCGTATCCTCAAGGATCGCTTCACCGGCAACGCCACTGGCAAGACCATCCTGCTCGGCTTCGAGGCTGAGACAGGCCGGCTGAAAGTCCGCGACGACGATCCCTTCAAAGACAAGGACGCAAAAGAGCATGGCTTCAGCAATGAGGCTGACGACGAACTGCCTTTCTGAGGCCCTGTCATTCGTGATGGCAGGCCTCCTGATCCTGTGGCTGGCCGCAACCCCACACCCAGCTCCACAACCGGGTAACGAATGCCGCGTCATGGCGACCGGCCTCTGGCTACCCTGCTCGAAAGTCGGGCCGACCAACTACCCCGACGTCTGGTTGAGCGAGGGCCAAGACATCTGACCTTCGACCACACCAATGAGAACATCCCCTCAGCGCTGATCGTTCGGCGCGAGGGCTCCCGACTAATCCTCAAAACCAGAACTGCCACCATCGTCCTGTTCGCGGAAGCGTGGAGGGACGTGGTCGGTGCAATTCAAGAGGTAATGCATGAGCCAAATAAACCTGAACCTGACCCAACTCCTGCTCGCTGAGAAGGAAGAGAAGCGTCAGCTCTACAACCGCTTCAAGGCCCTCGAACGGCACAAAGACGACCTCGCCGGAATGCTGATGATGGCCCAGGCCGACAAGAAGCAACTCAAGGTCCTGGCCGAAGAGAACGCCAACCTCGACAAGATGGTAGCCAAGCTCCTCGACGAGAACATGGCGCTGCGTCTCACCACCTGATGGATCAAACCACTCTGCCCTCCGGGGCGGCATGGGACTGGTCCATCGACGGCAAGCCTGTCACCCGCTCGGGCGGCACCCTTGTCTTCGACATCGAGAGCAACGGCTTCATCGAGACGATGACCACGATCCATTCGTTGGTCGTCAAGGACACCGACAGCGGCCTAGTGCTGTCCTGCACGGACCACTCTGATTTCTCAATCCAGCTTGGCCTTAAGGTCCTGATGGATGCCGATCAGATCGTCGGCCACAACATCCAAGACTTCGACATCCCCGCGATCCAGAAGCTGTACCCGTGGTTCAAGCCGAAGGGCCTGATCCGCGACACCCTGATCATGTCCCGTCTGATGTACGCGGACATGCTCGACGCCGACTTCCGGCAAGAGAAGCGTCTCGGTCTCAACAAGTGGATCAAGAAGCAGAACATGGGCCGGCACAGCCTCGAAAGCTGGGGCCAGCGCATGGGTGTCTGGAAGGGCGACTACGGCGAGATCAAGAAGGCCGAAGCAAAGGCCAAGGGTCTCACCGGGCAGGATGCCACGGACTACGTCTGGGGCTCGTGGTCCCAGGAAATGCAGGACTACTGCGAGCAGGACGTCGAGGTCACCGACCGGCTCTGGAAGAAGCTGATCGGCAAGGGGTTCTCGGAAGAGAGCATCCAGCTCGAACATGACGTGCGCCGCATCGTGGCCCGTCAGGAGGCCTACGGGTTCAAGCTCGATCTCCGCAAGGTCCAAGAGCTTCACGGCACCCTAGCGCAGCGCAAGGCTGATCTGGAGCGGGCACTGCAGTCCGAGTTCAAGCCGTGGTTCCGCAACCTCGGGACCAAGCAGCCGACCGTCGACCGGAGCGTGTCCCAAAAGCATCTCCCGATCATCGGCTACGAGGTCGACCGCAAGGGCGAGTTCAAGATCGACAAGAAGACCGGCGAGAAGAAGCCGATCTGGCCGAAGTGCCACTACTCGACCGACGCGCCCTACACCGAGGTCAAGCTGCTCCCGTTCAATCCGGGGTCGCGGCAGGACGTCGCCAACCGGATGAAGAAGCTGTTCGGCTGGAAGCCCACGGAGTTCACCTCCGATGGTCACGCCAAGGTCGACGACGAGACGCTCAAGGGTCTTCCTTATCCGTCCGCAAAGGTGCTGTGCGAGTACTTCATCGTTCAGAAGCGCATCGGCCAAGTCGCGGAAGGCAAGGAGGCGTGGCTCAAGCACGAGCGCAATGGCCGCGTCCACGGCAGGGTTGCCACGAACGGCGCGGTGACGGGTCGCATGACCCACTCCAAGCCCAACATGGCTCAGGTGCCGGGCATCCACGACAAGAAGACCGGCGAGCTGCTCCCATACGGCTACGAGTGCCGGGAATGCTGGACGGTCGGCAAGGGCAAGAAGCTCGTTGGCTGCGACGCTGACGCGTTGGAGCTGCGAGACCTGGCTGGGTACATGGCTGCCTACGACGGCGGCGCGTACATCAAGACCGTCCTCGAAGGGAAGAAGTCCGAAGGCACGGACATGCACACCCTCAACGCTGCGGCGCTGGGGTGCAGCAGAGACGTGGCCAAGGTCTGGTTCTATGCGTTCATCTACGGATCGGGCGATGAGAACCTCGGCAACATCCTCGGCATCACCTCTTCGAAGCAGAAGGCCATCGCGGCTGGCAAGCTGTCCCGTCAGAAGTTCCTCAAGGCACTTCCGGCGCTCGGCAAGCTGTCCGAAGCGGTCCAACGCAAGGCCAAGACCCAAGGCTGGATCAAGGGCCTCGACGGTCGCATCCTCATGGTTCGCTCGGCCCACGCCTCCCTGAACACGCTCCTGCAGTCCGCTGGCGCCATTCAGATGAAGCGAGCGCTGGTGATCCTCGACAACAACCTTCAAGCGCTCGGGCTGGTCCCCGGCGTCAACTACGAGTTCGTCGTGAATGTCCACGATGAATGGCAGATCGAGGTAGATGAAGACAAAGCAGAGCTGGTGGGGAAGGAGGCGCAAGACGCCATCCGACTTGCTGGCGAATATTACAAGTTCCGCTGTCCCCTCGCCGGCAATTCCGTCGTGGGAACGAACTGGGCCGAGACACACTAAAGCGCCCCTCAACGCTCCGGGTCACGTCTACATCGCGGTCAACGCGGCGTGGCCCGGTCGCTGCAAAGTCGGTCTCGCCAAAGACCTTAAGAACCGTCTTCGGCAGATGAACACCAACGACCCCGACCGGGGTTACAGCTTCCATGAAACGAGGAGTTTTGATGATCGCAAACAGGCTGAGGCAGTTCTTCACGAGCTGCTGGCTGGCTATCGCATCGCCGGCACGGAATGGTTCGACCTACACCCAGACGATGCAGCCGGTATGCTACGGGGGCTCCATCGCCGGTCGGTTGAAAGAGATCGACAGGAAGGCAATGCAGGAGGTCCTGACGAATAAGTACGGCATCAGGGAAATCGACTGATGCGCGTCTGGACAGTCACTGGCAGGACCGAGAGCGGCGACGAGTTCGTCTACCTGTTCCAAGAGCAGCCGACCGACGAAAGCCTAGCTCTGTTCTTCGCTGAGGAGCTGCCCGAGGAGTGGGCGTTTGGGTGCATTGGTGGCTGGCGCATTAGCCACGAATTGGTGCGTTGATGCGGTACGTCATCAAGGACATCGACACCGGCCACTACGTCAAAGGCGAGCGCTCTCAGGGGCGCACCCGCAACGCCGACATCAACAAGGCCAAGCTGTTCCACCGTGAGGCTGACGCCCTAGCTCACATCGACCGCTGGAAATACTGGGCTCGGGCATTCCGCTACATCGTGGTGCCCGTCCATATCACCGAAGCCCACCAATAGGAGAACGATTGAGAACACTGCTGATCGACGGGGACATCCTCGTCGTATCGACTGGAGCTGCCCTTGAGGTCGAGACCGACTGGGGCGACGATGAGTGGACCCTGACTTGCGACGTCAAGGAAGTTAAGGCCACCATCCTCTCCACCATCCAACGCCTCGAAAGGGACCTCGACGCCGACGCTTCGGTGATCACTCTCTCGAAGGGCATGACGTTCCGCCACGACCTCTATGCCGGCTACAAGAAGGGCCGCTCACGCAAGCCTGTCGGCACCAATGAGGTCAAGCGCTGGCTGATCGAAGAACACGGCGCGAAGTACAAGCCGGGGATCGAGGCCGACGATGTCATGGGCATCCTCGCAACCAACCCCCGGATCATCAAGGGCGAGAAGATCATCTGCTCTGCCGACAAGGACATGAAGACGATCCCCGGCCTGCTCTACCAGAACGGTGAGATCGTCGAGATCAGCCGCGAGGAAGCGGAGATCAATTTCCTCACTCAGACCCTCACCGGGGACATCACGGATGGCTACCCCGGCTGCCCCGGCATGGGTCCAGTCTCGGCTGCTGCTGTCCTGAAGGATCGCACCGGCTGGGAGCGGTACACCCACGAGTTCACCTCGGGCAAACGCAAAGGTGAAACCGAGGAGCGCTGGAAGACCGTGCCCGTGGCAACCCTATGGGAAGCCGTGGTCGCTCAATACGAGAAGGCAGGCCTCACTGCCGAAGACGCGCTGCTCCAAGCCCGCCTCGCCCGCATCCTCCACAACGACGACTACGACCACGCAAAGAAGGAACCCATCCTGTGGACCCCACGATGACGGACTGTGCCTGCAAAGGCCCAGGCTACGTCTGCACCCGACATTGCGCCTCCGAAAGCTCGACCCCAGCGGTCAAGTCTGACGGGGGCGCTTCGTCGTATTACCTGATCCCCGAGGGGGCCAAGGAACTCATGGACCTGATCGAGTTCAGGAACATGGGGTTCAGCATCGGCAACATCTTCAAGGCCTGCTATCGGCTCGGCTCTAAGGACGGCACGACGCGCGCCTACGACCTCCGCAAGATCATCTACTTCGCTCAACGCGAGCTGGATCGTCTCGGGTGAATAAGGCCACCACTAGCACTACGGAGGGGTTTCTTGCTCCTCCGCAGTTGTCTCGGGAACTCCTCGCGTACCTTCAACAGGTCTTTCGCAACAGGCTGCCCGACGACCCAACGATTTCCGACCGTGAGCTTGGGGCTTTGATCGGACAACAGCGGGTGATCACACACCTAGCTGCCATCCTCCAAAATCAGGAAGAAGACCTCCTCGCCAATGTGCTTAAGCAAGCCCAAGATTGAGAAGGCCGACCCGGTCGCGCCTCCTCCCCCTGTCATCGATAAGCCGATGGCTCCAGTCCTGAATGAAACCTCTCGGATCACCAATCAGGATGGTGAGACGGCAAGCGCATCACGCCGTGGTCGCAAGGCCCTCACCATTCCTCTCGCTTCTCCGGGAGCAACCGGCATCAACATTCCCCGGTAACCCTTGGCCGACACCGTTGTAACTATCACGGCGAAGGCTCTCTATGATCAGCTCGTTCAGTCCCGTGACCCCTACCTCGTTAGGGCTCGCAGGGCTGCCGAGTTGACGGTCCCGTATCTGGTGCCCAAAGACGGCACCTCAGGGTCGACAACGTTCACAGAGCCAAACCAAGGTCTCGGCGCTCGTGGCGTCAGGCAGCTCGCTTCCAAGTTGAGCATCAGCCTGTTCCCCATCAACGCGCCTTTCTTCAAATACCAGATCGACGACATCGCGCTTCAGGACCTGACCAAGGCCGACGACAAGCGCGGCGAGATCGAGAAAGCCCTCAGTGCCCGCGAACGCGCCGTCATCAGCGAGATGAACGGTTCCATGTTCCGGCCCATCGCCTTTGAAGCCTGCCGCCAGCTCGTGGTCGCCGGCAACTACCTCCTGTTCATCCCCAAGAAGGGCAAGCCTCGCGGCTTCCGCCTGCCTTGCTACGTGGTGAACCGCGATCCCGCAGGCAACATCCTCGACATCGTGATCAAGGAGATGGTCGCTCGTGCCGCCCTGTCGCCTGAAATCAAGGCCAAGATCGGCGCGGTAAAGACTGCCGCTGAAGCTGATCGTGAGGCCCAGGTCGACGTCTACACGAAGATCACCCTCGACGACGCCACGAACCAGTACCTTGTCACCCAAGAAATCGACGATGTCGAGATCGACGGCGAGTACTCTGGCTCGTACCCGGCTGACAAGCTGCCGTGGCTCCCCCTCCGCTTCACCTATGTGGAAGGCGAGGACTACGGGCGCGGCTTCGTTGACGAGTACATTGGCGACCTGAACTCCCTCGAAGTCCTGACCGGAGCCCTCCGTGACGGAACCGTACAGGGTGCCAAGGTTGTCTGGATCGTCTCCCCGAACTCGACCATCAGCGTAGCCAAACTGGCCAAAGCCGAGAACGGCGGGTTCGTCCAAGGCGACATCAACGCCGTGCAGGCGCTGCGTCTCGACAAGGCGAACGACATGGCCGTGGCCGAGAGGTTCGTCGCCCAGCTCACCGAGCGTCTGTCCTTCGCGTTCCTCCTCAACACCGCCATTCAGCGGAGCGGAGAGCGCGTCACGGCGGAAGAGATTCGGTACATGGCTGGTGAACTCGATCAAGGCCTCGGCGGCGTCTATTCGCTGCTGGCCGAAGAGTTCCAGATGCCTGTCGCCAAGCTCTACGAAACTCGCATGGAGTTCGTCCGCAAGGTGCCTCCGCTTCCAAAGGAGATCACCTCCACGTCCATCGTTACGGGCCTCGACGCCCTTGGACGCGGCAACGACCTGAACAACCTCGACAGCTTCATCGCTGGTGCCGCCCAAGTCGGTGGCCCCGAAGCAATCGGCCGATACGTCAACCTCGGTGAGTACTTCAAGCGCCGTGGTGCTGCCCTCGGCATCGACATGGGTGGCCTGATCCGCACGGACGAGGAAATCCAAGCCGCCGACCAGCAGGCCCAACAGCAGGCAATGCTCCAGCAACTCGGCCCTCAGGCAATCGCTCAGATGGGCGGTATGGCCAAGGAGGGCATGAAACAGCAACCCCAAGCCACGACAGGAGAACAGAATGGCTGATGAAGTGATTGAAGGTGCGGTCGGCCCGAGTGAGCCGGCCCCCACAACCAAAGGCGCGAACGGCCCCGCTGGCCCGACGTCCGCCAAGGGCAAGGCCAAAGAGGCCAAACTCCCGGCCAACCATGAGCTGCTCCTGAGCGGCAACGTGTTGGTGACCCACTAATGACGGTTGAGACCATCCAGGTCCAAGCCGCCCAGCCGACCGCTGACGAAGCTGCTGCTGCTCTCGCGGCTGCCGCTGCTGCTGCCCCGACAAACGAGGCTGAAGCTCGCGCCAAGATCGACGCCGAGAAGGCTGCTGCTGAAGCGGCCAAAGCTGCCCCTGAGCGTCCCGAATGGCTCGACCCGAAGTTCGCCACCCCGGCAGACATGGCGAAAGCCTACGCCGAGTTGGAGAAGAAGCTAGGCGCTCCGAAGGAAGAGCCCAAGCCGGAAGCCGAGAAGACCGAAGCCGAGAAGGCCAAGGAAGCGGCTGACAAGGCGGCTGCTGAGAAGAAGACCGAGGGTGAGCCCAAGAAGGCTTCCGAGGTCGTCGCCAGCCTGAACGAGAAGTTCGCCGCGAATGGCAAGCTTGAAGATGCCGACTACGCTGCAGCCGAGGCCATTGGTCACGACCGCGCCACTGTCGACGCCTTCATCGCTGGTCAGCAGGCTCTTGCCGAGATGGCAACGCAACGCATCACGACCGCAGCCGGTGGCAAGGAAAGCATGGACCGCATGTTCGCATGGGCTTCCACTTCCATCCCCGCCGCTGAGATCGACACCTTCAACAAGGCATTCGAAGGTGCAGACGTGAATGCTGCCGTCATCGCGATGGAGCAGCTCAAGACCAAATACGAAGCGGCCAATGGCAGAGACCCGACGCTGATCGGCGGCAAGCCTGCTGGTGCATCCTCGGACGCATTCACGAGCTGGGCAGAAGTCCAGACCGCGATGTCCGACGAGCGCTACGCCAAGGACCACGCTTACCGGACCAAGATCGAGCAGAAGCTCGCCCGGTCCAACAACATCCGCTAACTGGAATAGAACCCCCCACGCCTCTCGAAGAAGCGCACCCTGGGGGGTCTTTCCCACAAGGAAACAATGGCCTACTCGTTAGGCGCGACTTCGCTCGCCCATTTGCAGGGCGTCCATCCTGACCTCGTCAAGGTGGTCAAGCGCGCCATTGAAATCACCACCCAAGACTTCACGGTAGGAGAAGGTCTCCGCTCGAAGGCGCAGCAGGCCAAGAACGTCGCAAAAGGCGTCTCGACCACCATGCGCTCCCGTCACCTTGACGGCCATGCAATCGACCTTCTGCCCATCGTGAACGGCAAGCCGTCTTACGACTGGAAGTTCTACTACCCCCTCGCGGCTGCCATGAAGCAGGCCTCGAAGGACGTTGGCGTTCCCATCGAATGGGGCGGCGACTGGAAGACCTTCAAGGACGGTCCCCACTTCCAACTTCCGTGGGCCTCTTACCCGCGATGAAAAAGTCGAGCAGGCGTACCTCCAAGATGTTCCTGCTCGGCAACACCGGGTTGGCTTGGGGGCTCGCTTTCTACAGCCTCTACACCAACCAAGGGACCGCCGCAGTGGCATCCTCGCTGGCCCTGATTGGCTCCCTCTACGGGGCTTATGTCGGTGTCGGCCACATGGATTACAGGCGCTTCCTCAACTTCTTCAACGGACAGGAGACAGGCCTATCATACCCAGGGTCTATGCCTACCTCGCCGGATTGCTTGCCGTCCTCGCCCTCGTCGGGGTGATCTACGGCAAGGGCCGACTGGACAGCAAACACGCTGCCGACATGGCCGTCCTTCAGGGGAACCTGAGGGTCGTCGAGATGAACCTTAAGAACGAGCAGGAAGCGCGCCTAAGTGACGCGATCCTCGCTACCGAAGCGGCCAAACGACAGGCCGCACTCACCCACAAAGTTGACGAGCTGAACCAGTATGTGGACACGCTTCAAGACGCTGACCGCGAGTGCCTTAGTGGCCCTGACGTTGAGCGCCTGCGCGACCTCTGGAAATAGGATCGTCGCGCCTCACTACCCCGAGCTGCCCGCCGATCTGCGGGTGTGCTTTGAGACGTCCGTCGCCCCGCCGTCGAGCGGTGTGATGACGAAGAAGCGAGTGATCTTCCTGATCGCTGCGCTGAAGAAATCGGAGACCGAGAAGACCGACTGCGGCAAGCGCCTCATCGCCTTCTACGACAACGTCTCCCACTAAAGTTCAGGGACGCCTGCGGCGCTAACCACGGGGGTTCAATCCCCTCGGTCCCTGACCCATTCCCGACGCCTGTTCTGACAGATCACACCCCTCTTTAGGCGGTGATCATAGGAACCAAGGAAGTCTCACCAGAAGACCACTTGGAGACCCGCCAACCGCACCTGAGGGTGTGGAAGCCGGACAATCCCAACGACGCTTCCAGTGCTGCTCCGAGGTCCGCGCAAACCTCAGAACAAACACGGGAATATCACTATGGCCAATCCTGGCATCGTATCCAATCTCGGTCAGGCCAACGGCGCTGGCGACGTTCAGGCGAACTTCGTTAAGGTCGCAACCGGCGAAATCCTGACCGCCTTCGCTCGCACTGTCGAGTTCGCTGACAAGCACATGGTCCGCAACATCGCTTCGGGCAAGTCAGCATCCTTCCCGGTGACGGGTCGCACCTCGGGCGCTCGCTACCACACGCCGGGCGATCAGGTCCTCGGCACGGTCACCAAGTTCAACGAGCGCGTCATCACCATCGACGATCTGCTCCTGACCGACTACTTCACCGCCAACATCTACGAGGCGATGAACCACTTCGAGACCCGCTCGGAGATGACCAAGCAGCTCGGTGAAGAGCTGGCTCAGGCCTACGACCGCAACGTCGCCAAGACGATCATCCTGACGTCGCGCGGCACCAACGTCGTCGACAACCTTCCGGGTGGCGGCAAGATCGTCAACGCGGCTCTCCTCACGGACAGCGACAAGATGGCTGCGGCCTTCTTCGACGCGGCTGCGGCTCTGGACGGCAAGTACATCCCGGCTGACCGCTGGGCTGCCCTGAAGCCGGTCCAGTACTACGCTCTGGCCCAGAACACCAAGGTCATCAACAAGGACTGGGACGGCAAGGGTTCGTACTCGGACGGTAAGGTCTTCAAGATCGCGGACATCCCGGTCTTCAAGTCCCTGAACCTCCCGAACGGCACCAACGTGACGACCGGCCCGGCCAAGTACCAGGGCGACTTCACGACCACGGCTGGCGTGATCTTCAACAAGGGCGCTGCCGGCACCGTGAAGCTGCTCGATGTCGCAATCGAGAGCGAATACATGGTCTCGCGTCAGGGCACCCTGATCGTCGCCAAGTACGCAGTGGGCCACGGCTCGCTCCGTCCCGAGTGCGCTCTGGAACTCGCCACGGCGTAATCCACCACTCTCATCAGAACCGGGGCTCCTTAGGGGGCCTCGGTTTTTTTCTGTTTCTCGCTCCCCGGAGGCCCAATGTCCGCAAACGGACTAGCACCCCTGACTGAGCTTGAGGCCATCAACGAGGTTCTCGCCACCGGTTCGGAAAGCCCGATCTCGACGCTGGAAGACAACATCGTCATTGACGCCTCGCTCGCAATGAACACGCTCCGCGCAACCTCCGTGGAGGTCCAGACGCAGGGCTGGAACTTCAACACCCTCGAAAGCCTGTCCATCACCCCGGATCAATCCGGCGAAGTGAGGCTCCCTCGCAACACCCTTCGGATCGACACCGTAGGGGAAAGCGCGGCAATGAATTGCGTACAGCGCGGCCTGCGCCTCTTCAACAAGACCGACAACACCTACACCTTCACCAGCCCGGTGACGGTCGATCTGGTCGAGGGTCTTGACTTCGAAGACATGCCCTCCTCGGCGCGCATGTACATCACCATCAAGGCGGCTCGGAAGTACCAAGACCGCTACTTCGGTGACCCGAACACCCACTCCTACACCATTCAGGACGAGCTTCAGGCCCGCGCCGCGATGATGCAGGAGGAGCTGGATAGCACTGACCCGAACATGCTGACCGACAGCCAGTTCGTGCGGAACCTCTTGGCTCGCACCTAACGTGTCCAAGATCAGCGGCTCAATCCCGAGCCTCGCAAACGGCGTCAGTCAACAGGCCATGGCGCTCCGTCTGGCCTCTCAGGGCGAGCTTCAGGTCAACGCCTACTCGACCGTTGTGGACGGCCTTAGGAAGCGCCCGCCGACCAAGCGCATCGCAGCCATCAACGGCTCCGTCCCGGCGTCGGTCCACACCCACATGATCGACCGTGACGCCACCGAGCGTTACGAGGTCCTGATGTCCCCCACGGGCATCCGCGTGTTCACCCTCGACGGCATCGAGAAGACCGTCAACACGCCCGATGGGTTCGCCTATCTCAGCTACACCGCTGGCCCGGCCAAGCCGCCCTACAGGACGGTCACGGTGGGCGATTACACGTTCGTGACGAACACCACCAAGACGGTCGCCATGGACCCCGCAGTGGTCGAGCAAGTGTCCCCCAGCGAGGCCCTCGTCTACGTGATGGCCGGCAACTACGGCAAGGACTACAAGATCACGCTCAATGGCACGGTCGTCGCTTGGTATCGCACTCCCGATGGGACGAGTGCTGCTCAGGCCCCTGCAGTCGATACCAACTTCATCGCGCGCAGGCTGACCACTGGCGAGACCGTGGCCTTGTCCACGACCGTCAACGGCGGCGCCAACGGCGATTGGGCTTGGAAGGGCACCGACACGAACCTCGTCGCGGCAGGCTTCACGGCTGGCAATGGCTGGACCGTGACGGCCAACAAGGGGACGATCTACATCAAGCGCAACGACGGCGCTGCGTTCTCCATCGGCGTCGAGGATGGCTACAACGGCCACGCCATGAAGTCGATCCAGAAGACCACGCAGGACTTCGTGGACCTCCCGCCGTTCTGCACCGATGGCGTAGCGATCCAGATCACCGGGTCCGTCTCGACCAAGTTCGACGACTACTTCGTGCGCTTCGGCAAGCAGTCCCCAACGGACACCATCAGCACCCCCGGTGTGTGGCGCGAGATACCCAAGCCGGGTGCCTCCAAGGCATTCGACGCGGCAACCATGCCCCACGTCCTCGTCCGCGAGGCCAATGGCACCTTCACCTTCAAGAAGGCCACATGGGACCTTCGCAAGGCCGGCGATGACATCACGTCGCCAGCCCCATCGTTCGTCGGCCAGAAGGTGAGCGATGTCGTGTTCTTCAAGAACCGCCTCGGCTTCCTCTCAGGGGAGAACGTGGTCCTGTCTCGTGCAGGCTCGTTCTTCGACTTCTGGAAGGCCACCGCCACGGCGCTGCTGGACGATGATCCGATTGACGTGGCGTCCTCCGAGACGAACGTGTCGATCCTGCGGTCTGGTATTGGCTTCGCTGACAGGCTCGTCCTGTTCGCTGACCAGAACCAGTTCACCTTCAAGGGTAACGAGCTGCTCACCCCGAAGACCGCCTCTATCCGCGCCTCGACGTCCTATTCGGCGTCCAGCAAGGCAAGGCCGGTTGCGGTTGGTGACGCGATCTTCTTCCCTGTCGACCGTGGGCAATTCTCCATGGTCAGGGAGTACCGCATCGACGCGGCATCGGGCGAGGCATCCGCAGACGATGTCACCGGCCACGTCCCTCAGTACATCCCCGGCTCCATCATGAAGATGGCCGCATCGAGCCATGAGGACATCCTCGTGGTGCAGGCTGATGGGAAGCCCGAGGAGCTGTTCGTCTACAAGTACTACTGGTCGAACAACGAGAAGCTCCAGGCATCGTGGTCCAACTGGACGTTCCCCGGAGTGACCCGCATCCTCGACTTTGGCTTCATCTCGTCGCGCTTGATCCTGATCGTTCAGCGAGGGGTCGAGACACTGATCGAGGCCATCGACGTTGAGCCGGGCGGCGTGGACGACAACTCGAACTTCATCACCCACCTCGACCGCCGCTTCATGGTGGACGTGCCAAACCTCTCGGGCGTCGACTATGACCCTTACGAGGACCACACGTACATCCCAATGGAGATCGACGTGTCGACCGGAGGCTACCTTTGTGTGACCGCTGGATCGACCAATCCGGGTGCCCTTAGGGTCGGCCTACAGGTCGAGGTTGTGGAAGCGGCACCAGACCACATCGTGGTTCGAGGCAATCTGACCAAGACGCCCCTCCACTTCGGCATCCTGTACACCAAGCGCTACAGGCTATCGGACATCTTCATCCGGCAGCAGTCACAGAGCGGCGGCACCACGGTGCTGTCCGAGGGACGCCTTCAGCTCCTCCAACTGATCTTCCTGTACTCCAAGACCGCCTACTTCCGTATCGAGGTCACACCGCTGGCTCAGGCCACGCGATCCTACGTGACCAACGGGCGCATGATGGGCGATCCCGAGAACAAGGTCGATACGGTCACCCTGAGTGACGGGACGTGCCGCGTTCCGATCCTCTCGAAGA